GACGCCGATAAAATGCCTGTATCAGCAGTGGAACGCGATCGGTGATGCATCATCCCTGAAAGACTGGACGCTTTACGTGAACGACATTTCAGCCGATGCCAGCAACGTCACCGTGACCGCCGGCAAGACTAATCCGCTGACGCTGGCCAACTCCATCATTTACACCACGAAAGACTATCCCGGACTGATCACCGTATGACACAGAGCGACTTTATCGGGCTTGTTAACGGCAAGCCCTGGGCTAACCGCGCCTGCAGTTTTGAGCAGCTGGATTGCTGGGGACTCGTCGTTTTGTATTACCGGCATGTGCTCGGCCTGGAGCTGCATCACATCGCCGGCTACGAATTGGGCGCGGATTTCATCACCTGCTATGAACAGGAGCACGCGCACTGGCGGTGCGTGCCGGTGGCGGCCACCGGATGCATCGCCGTTTTTTACCGCGGCGAAGTGCCGGCGCATATCGGTGTGATGATCAGCCCGGTTAAGTGCCTGCATGCCCGCGGGGAATTCGGCTTCGTACGCTGCGACAGCCCGCTGGCGCTTCTTAAGGTTTACAGCCGCGTGGAGTACATGATTCATGGTTCGATATGAGTTACAGAGGCTGCCTGGCGCGCCGCTGCAGCGTGGAACGGTAGATGCCGACACCACGCTGGTGAGCCTGCTGGATTCCCTGCAGCTGCACCGCGATGTTGTCGTGAAACTGAATGGCCGTGCGCTTCCTGACGACTACGATATCAGCCGGCCACTGCGTTCTGGCGACGTTGTGGCTGTGTTCGACCAGCCAGAAGGCGGGGTTGGCAAACTCATCACCACGATACTGCGCCCGGTCACTAAAATTCTCTCCGGCGCGCTGAAGGTGTTCGGCCTGTCAAATAAGCCGAGCGCTTCGGTATCGGTGGCGACGGGAGAATCGCCGAATAATGACTTAACCGGCCAGACGAACCGCGCGCGACTCTACAAGGGGCGCCCCAATATTTACGGCCAGTGCCGCGTGTTTCCTGACCTGATTCAGGAAGCACTGTTTGAGTTCGTCGACAATAACAAGTACATCACTGAATGGTTCGAAGTAGGGTATGGCAAATACACTATTTCCTCTGTTCGTTATTCCGAGTCGAACCTGGGGAGCCTTGCGGGTGCCAGTTATCAGATTTTCGACCCTGGCGCGACGATAGGCACCATTGATGTTGGCTATCAGTTTGATGATGTCGATAACGAAGAAGTGCCTGGGTTGAATGAAAGCGAGGATTTCCCCGCCCAGACAGCGACGACGACAGCGCCGACAGCCATGCTGATCGAAAGCAACCAGCTGAAAGCGACAGTCTTGTCGAATGACGATAATTTCTCATACTTCGCTGCGCTTGCCGTCCCACACCCGGTGACTTTTGTTATCAACGCGACATGGAACTCAGGCGGCGGCCCGGTGACGAGGAACGTTACCGGCAGCGGAAATATCGTCTACTCAGAAAGTTATATCGGAGAGGATACGCAGTCTTACACCACGTTCTATCTTGGCGATATGACGGGGGAGATCACGACGCTACCGTCTGACGCCGCGCTGAACCTGACACTTTTCACCCTCAACGACCAGACACCGCTGGTTATAGGGCCATCGGTATCACCGCTTGCGTCCACGCAGATTTGGGTGCATGTCATGGTTCAACTGGGAGCGACTTCGGGCACTTCTCGTTATCGAATTCGGTTCTGGAAGGTGGATGACAACAACAACCAGATCCCGAGTACTGCTGAGCAGTACGATTATTTCTTTGATAACGATTTTCAGGTGACTACACGTTATTTCCGCACAACACATAAATTCTCACCTGCCGCCGGCGCAGGTCGATATGCGGTAACGATCGAGCGACTGGATAACAGCAATGATGGAAACGTCGTGACGTTAATGGCAATTCACGCCGTCAACACCCGCGTGGATGTTGTTTACCCGGATGACACGATTGCCAGAGTGACCATTAAGGGGAGCAACAACAGCAACAGTAACCGCGAGCAGAAATACAACATGCTCGCACAGCGCCACACCATCAGCTATGACCGGACGACCGGCCAGATTGACTACACGCTGCGTCCAAGCCGCTCATTTGCTGACGCCGTACTGCATGAATGGGTGGTTATCGGTAAGCAGGATGTGTCCAGTATTGACGTCGCGGCTCTTTATGCCATTGCCGATTCGCTGCCGGATGCTCAGCTTGGGTATTTCGATTACACCTTCTCGGATGAGAAGCAGCCTCTTGGTGAGCGCATAGCGACGATCGCCAATGTGGCCCGCGTTGACGGAAATAACATCGGCGATGTGCTGACGTTCTGGCGCGATGAGAAAGTGACAAATCCGGATGCGGTATTTGCGCGCTCAAACATGTTCTGGGACGAGTACAAAGTCGCCTGGCAAATGTCTCTCCCCGGTGGTTACGACGGCGTGGCGCTGGATTACGTCGACCCGCTGACTAACAAGAAGGCGTACATCTACCTGCAGATCGACAGCAGCGGCATCACTGAGGTTGAGGATGCCACTGTTAACGCGATGCAGATCAGCCTGGACGGCTGCCGAAACGCCACTCAGGCAACCGATCGGGCCTGGCTTGAGGCAAGAAAAATCCTCTACTCACGCCTCACTATGACGGTGAAGGTACTGGAAGAAACGCAGGTCGTGCGCGGCACGGTGGTTCAGTGTCCGGACATGTACGACAACGCGCAGCAGACCGGCTACATCACAGGGCGCTCCGGGTATGTGTTCTCGACGTCTGAGCGTATCGACTTTTCCCTCGGCGATATGTGGGTGGTTATGACCGACAGCCTCGGCAATTACCGCGGGCGCTGGCGGGCCTATCCGGTAAGCGGCAAGCCCAAAGCATTTCAGGCTGCAGCTGATACCTTTGATCTGAACATTTATGACCGCAGTACGGTACAAAACCCCAGCCGGTATTTCATCGCTACCGACTCGGAACTCAACTCCACTATCTGGCGCGTCGATAGCGCCAAACCTAACGGTGACGATACTCAAACCCTCTCACTCACTGAATATTCAGACTCGATTTATCCGTAACACACAGCAGTAATTACCAACCTTCGCGCACAACATCAGATTAATTCCTGAGGGTTTCGTGCGCCTTTTACATAGGGCGACATGCACAATGGCAGAAGTACCGTTACCAACTCCCACAGATAACGATGTTCCGAGCACGGATATCCGGGATGCAGTTTATGCCGGCGCCATGCTGGATAAGGTTGTTACCAGCACCGAACTGAAATACACCGATCGCCTCGGCGGCGAGCACTACACCGTAGACGGAATGAAGGCGGAAGGGGATAAAGTTGTCGAAGATACGCGGAAGAACCTGATCCCTCTCAGCCGGCAGTATATGACGCTGGCGGCAGCGCAGGCTGATATTGCAAATATCCCTGAAGGTAGCACCACATATTACCGTAGCCCTGACGATAGCGCGCTGGCCATTGAGGTAATCAATAACGCCGGCACGCTGCAGCCTACCGGGCGGAAAATGCCATCTAATCAGGCTGTAGAATTATTAAGAGGTTTAATAGACAACCTTGGTGTAAACCCGTTTTCTGTTGTTTTCAAAAATGGCCTTTCTCCTTTAGGTTATAAGAATGGGCGATTGTATGCCGATGAATTTGAGAAGGTTTACTCTTCAAATTCTGGTATTGAATTTGGTGGCAGTATAATCGATAACAATCCCCCGGATGGGTGGATTTTTATAATTTATTACCGCAATGGACTAGTTTTATGCGGGCAAAAAACCGACGGTACTATTGTTGGTTTTGGTGACGGTGGCAGCGGTGGCGGCTCGATTGAGCCTGGCGATACGGCGGCTGATTACGATTCCATTCGCAACTACTCAGGCACGGCAACTGTGCGTGACGTCGTCGGCCAGCATATTGCCGGCAGGTTCGTGGTTAACCCTGACGATACGACATCCGCTGAAATCCCTGGTGGTATCCTGGTAGATGTAATCGGCCGTCGCTGGTACCGGCAAGCTGACTACGTAAACTATGATATGTTCCTCGCTACTCGGGTGCCTGACGCTACGTTGACTTCGATCCGGCAAGCACTCGCTGCGGGGAACACCGCATCCGCGATCGCCTACCTGTCGGGTGTTGCCGCTTCCGACCTTGCCATCCAGAACGCCCACAAATACGCGAACCTGCTGAAAATACCTGTTCGGCAGAATGACGGTGCCTTTCTCGTTCTTGTCGATATTGAAGTAGAAGTTCGGACAGATACAGACCTTTCTGGCTCTATCATCTTCACATCGGCAGATTCCGGTCTGAATGAGACTCGCTGGGGGCCGCTGCGCATTCTTGACCCCACTGCACCGGAGCCGCTTCGGATATTCAACCTCAAGGGTAAAGACCGAATCGAACTGACGCCCGCGGAACTGGCCACGTTCAACGCCAGCTATTCGCAGTACATGAAAAAAGGGTCCCAGTATCTTCCTTATCCCAAGCTATACCCGTACTACGGCGGCATGTTCTATGCCCTCTCCACGGCGGTAGAACTTTACCGAAACGGCAACCGGACCAACCCGAGAGATCGTGTCCTTTACCGAGATTTCGCCCGTATCGGGAAAGCCGGCGGCCTGACACAGCGCCTTGTAAAAGACATCCCCAATGGGACCATCGGATACGCAGCCATTATCCCCAAGGAGGACAACTTTCTTGAATTCAAATGTCCGCACTTTATCGAACTCGGCGACAGCCGCCGATTCCTGAACATCGAAGTATCCCGTCCGATGGTCAAGATAAAAAACCTCGTACACACCTCACTACAGACAGGGGGAACGAGTCTGGAAAGCCGAGTATTGGTATCGGCGCGGGAGGTGTTTGACGTTTACTGTGAATACGGCGAGGCGATGTGCCATCCGAAAGAAAACGGGTCTTACGTCATTTGCATCCGCGACACCTGTGATGTGCATATCGACAAGTATTATGGATTGCATGGATGGGGTTTTCAGGGGCATCACGGGATCAAAGGACTCTTCATTAACGATTCCACCTTTAACCGATTCGACTTCCACTCATTCGGGTATGACTGCTTCTCGAACAACATGGTCATTAAAGGGAAGCAGATTAATATACAAGGCGGGAACACGTGGCGCTTCCGGAATCTCTCGTTTATTGTCACGAAGACGGACGGCAACGCGCTGGAATACTTCCTGAACTTTGTAATCGGCATGCGACAGGACTATGCGAGCGACTGTGAGTGCAACCTAACTGTCGATGGGCTGACGGTTCTTTGGGATAAAAACCTGCCCGCGTGGTACAACGCGACACGCTCATTTGATGTTGTGCGGATGATCGATACGGCTAACTCTGATGATCAGGGTATCGATAGCAAGCTGCCGTACACCATCGACATTCGCAATGTCGTATTTGACCTCGCTGGCATCCAGACCGGAAGACCAAACGGCGATTTTGAATTCTGCGCTGTTACCGCCTTACGCTCCCAGTTTACCGACTACGCGGTAACCGGACGTAAAACGCTGCTACCCGACAATATCACCGTTGATGGAATGACGGCTATTAACGTCCAGCCAACACAGAACGCTGTCATGTGCGGCATCAAATTGCCTGCCGACCTGTATCAGAACACTGTGGGCTCACGCAACAAAAAGGGCAGCGACGGGACGAACGCCCGGATCACACTGCGCAACCTGCACAGCGTTATCAACAATCCGTCCATCGAGCTGGCCGCAGCCCAGACCGTCGATATTCCGGGAGACGCGGCAAACTGGACCACTGATTACCTGAACAGTGATTACAGCTGGATACCGCGGATTACCCTGGATAATTGCATCCCGGCAATTATCCATACTCCTGGCGCAAAAGCTGTTGTCGATATTCATGGCGGCAAGCTGGCGCGGGTCTACACCAACGGCAATGGCAACCGCTGCCGGGTCACTGGTGCTGATATTGAGCTAATTCCTGATTCAGCCGGGATGGCATATCTCGCTGCTGATAAAACGCTTGTAACGGGCTGTTCCTGGTTAAACCCTGCCAATGGGGCAACTTATACCGGAACTATCCGCGGCTCAGGAAATGAGATGCTCGGTGATACCGATAAAGCACCTAACCTTCCATCTAATGCATTTATTTAAGGAATTATCATGTCTAATGGGACTCGTATTTTAATTAATTCAGACGGAATTATCACTGACTGGAATAAACAACATTTTGAACCCGTTACATCGCCACTATCAGCAATAGCAAACCCAAAGGTTGCATTTGATTTATTCACTCCAGTTGATAATTCAAGACATGGTTTCACAGTACAGCAGGGCGTGCAAAAACTGAAGGCTTATGGCCTTCAGTTCCCAGGTACTGCGGGGAGCCAGACTACATTTACAGAGCCAGGGCTCACTGGTTTGTCATTTCTTACTGCTTTCAGACTAACAGCAGTAGATGTATTTCAGTATATTCTTGACTGTCGCGATCTAACTCCCGGCTCAGGACATGGTTTTGCCATAACTTTCAACCCTACCGGGCAGAGGCTGGAGCTGCGAGTAGGATGGCCTGACGGAAGTCAGGGAATTTATTATCAGTCAGGGATGAGTATTATTGCCAATAAATGGTATGTGGCATGTGGTGTAATTTCCCCTAACAGAAACCATAAACTCACACTTTCGGATGGCACTGCAATCGCGGCCAGCCCGGCAGGTTATCTTGCAAATGTGGCTGGTAGCCCGCTGATGTTGGGAGCGAGCGCCGCTGGTTCTTCAATGCTCAAAGGAGATATCGGATTTTTTGGCGCCTGGGGCAATGAATTTACGGCGGGAGATATCACTAATGCCATCGCCCTGGGGACCAGCATCATGACCAGCAGAGGGCAGACGGTATGACGACAATCACGGTTAATATTGAGACTGTTTCAGGTTCAAAAGTTCAATTCTCCCATGAATTAGCTGTGTGGGATGTGCTGAACCAGTTTGAGCGTGATGATATCATCAGTTCGCTGGTAAACGGCAATGACAGTGCTCAAGCTGTCATATCAGTAAGCACTGGCTACACGCTGAGTTGGTCTCAAAGCGACAGCGCGGACACTTAAAGGCTTATGTAGCTGTCACAGTAATCAATAACTACATCCTGTATTGATCTTGCCCATCAATAAAACTACTGTATATAAAAACAGTATTTATCGGAGGGCAGATCATGCTTCGACAGTCAGACATCGCCGCGGCTTTCCGCGAGTCCATTTTGCGCAGTTCCAAGGGGTTCCAGTACCTTCACACCCGCGACTTCGTTACCGCGCTTCGCCGGCGCGGCATCCACTTTTCCGAGGTGGAGGCGAACTCCTGGATCGCTCGCGAGCAGACGTATTTTGTCGATAAGACGCCTGACCATAGCGAAAACAGGCTGTGGATGATGGCCAACATGGGGAGGGTTCTGTAATGGGCTTTCCTTCGCCGGCGTCAGACTACGTTGAGCAGCGTCTGTCTGTTAACTCGATCTGCAATGTAGGCCCAAACACGCTAGTTTTCGAGCGTTCTGGTGGTTACGTTGTACTGGATATCTCCCTGAAGCCAAAGCAGGGTAGTCAGGTTCTGATCCAGCACGGCGGCGGGACGGAGCTTGCCACGCTGAGAGGAAAGTCGCTGATAACCGAAGACGGCGAAGCGATTGAAGGCGAGGCTCTGGATGATGTCACTGTCGCCGGCGTCGTGACGCATATCATTTGTGATGTGCGAAGCGATAGCCTGGCGGTTTAACAATGAAAGAGTGGTACGCACCGTAACTACAACAAGTATGTCCGCAGTTATGGTGCGATACCTTGCGGATTGAGTAAACGGCCAGTGTTCATTTCTGGATAGCTGCTCGCAGATTTTGGCATCTCAGGAGATGGCGCAGATGGAACCTGACCCTGGAAGAGTTTGCGTAATGGCTTACTGGACTGCACGACCATCGATGTAATCAGCCCACCACTGCATCATCTCTCTGCGTTTATCCAGATACTGAGCATGGTTGTAAATTCCGCGTATTGACCCGCTGGCGGTGTGCGCGAGTTGTTTTTCAATCGCGTCCGCTGGCCAGCCATGCTCATTCATTATTGTGCTGAACTGATGGCGGAATCCGTGCCCGCTCGCCAGCCCCTCATAGCCAATCTGCCGGATAACTAATAATACGGCATTCTCGCTGATGGGCTTTTTCTTATCATTCCGCCCGGCGAACACAAAAGAGGAAACAGGGCTGGTGATCGGCTTGAGGGTGTTAAGGAGATTTATTACCTGATCTGACATCGGAACCACATGGACGCGGCGCCCCTTCATTACTTCTTCGTCGATGGTTATCATCCTGTTTTCAAAGTCGACGTTTTCCCATTGCATAGAACGGAGCTCTTTTGTGCGCAGCGCTGTATATTGCAAAACCTGCGTGGCAATTTTCGAAATAATACTTCCGGAAAAGCCAGATAGCGCATTATTGAATGCTGGTATCTGATCTGCAGGAAGGAAAGGGTAGTTTTTCTTTCTATATCCCTTCATGGCATCAGCAAGGTCAGGAGCCGGATTATATTTGGCCCTTCCTGTAACGATCGCATACCTGAATACCTCGCCACATCTTCTTCTGGCTTTATTTGCCCTCTCCATTGCCCCACGTTCTTCAAACCTCCGGATCACCTCCAGTATCTGCATCGGCTCAATGTCCTGTATTTCCAGATACCCTATCATCGGCAGTATATCGTCACGGAACATGCGGGAAAGTTCATCCGCATATCCTTCTGACCAAACCTGCCGCTTATGGTCGTACCATTCATGATAAATAGCTGAAAATGAATTGTCCTTCACAGACAACTTTTTGGCCTTAACCGGATCGACCCCGACAGAAACATCCTTCCTTGCGGTCCACGCTTTATCCCTGGCTTCCTGCAATGACATGAGAGGGTATTTACCCACTGTCAGCACCTTCTCTTTGCCGTCGAGCTTATAGCGCAATTGCCACACCTTTTTGCCAGACACCGGAACGTACAGGTACAGGCCATTGCTGTCGAGCATTCGGTAGGGTTTGTCTTTAGGCTTGGCGGCCTCTATCTGCTTAACAGTGAGCATGGGTAAAATTCCGGTGGGTAAAGTTGTTTTACTCGTTTTTTACCCGCCAAAAGGCGCGGTTGTCAACGGTCTGATGCGAACTACTGCGAACAGGGATGTCATGAAAGGCTTGATACTGGCGGGATTCGGCGGACTATTACGGATTGCGGCGAACTCGAAACAAGTGTCCCCTGCATACATCTAACCTGATATGCAGGGGATTGAAATGGATGATGTTTTTTACGTGTGAAAAATATTTTACTCGTTACTTTACCCATCGGAGCGGGACAGGAGCTTTTCTCTGAATTTGCAGTGGTCACTATATAACCACCTTGCTCTGCCGTGGATGAGTTTGGCTTTGGGGAGATCGCCGGACTTAATCCGGTCGTAAATGAAGGTTTTTCCAAAGCCAGTATCCGCCATGATGAATTTCAGATCAACAAGGCTATCTGGTTGCATCTCATGTTTCATCTTCCACCTCTCGTTACAGCCAAATGCTTACCACGTTCTTCAAGCTCTTCCTGACAGTCAGCACAGCGCTGGCAGCCCGCCACAAGTTCCCGGCGCCGCTCGGGTATCTCTTCCCCGCAGTCGCGGCAGTGAGTAGCTGATACCGCCGCATGGTTGATGCGCATGTTCTGGATGGTCATTTCCAGCCGGCGCTCTGCGAGCTCGTTGGCCTGATCGATGAGTTCTGCGCTCATGCTGCACCGCCTTCAACGCGCTTGAACTCGATAACCCAAACCCAGGGGTTGGTCAGCCAGTTTTCGGCGCCATAGATGGATTCCCACAGGCTTCTGAATGAGGACCGATACAGTTGATTCATTTCTACGTAGTGGGGCATGTCCTCTGACCAAAACTGGAAAAACTCATCACGGGCTGCGTAATTCCTAGCGACTACTGTCTGGTCCCATACCTCGGTATGAACGCCCTCGCTTTGTGCGTCCTCTTCGCTGATAGCGTTCAACCGTTCAACCCGCACTTCGGTTATTTCCAGCAGAATGCGGCTGGCCCAGCGCGGCATGTGGATTGATGGCTTCCAGCACGAACGACCATCTTCATAGCCATCGTCATCACCCCAGGTAAAATCACCATCAGCTGCATAAATGGCGTGGCCAGAGTAATAGCCATTGCCAAACGGCATTTCGTTAATGGCAGTCGCTGGACGATCAGGAACCCAGTCAATCATCAAGCCATCGTCACTAAAGGCGTGACTGACAACGCCCCAAGTTTCACGCACCCAGATGCGGTCGCCGACTGCGCCGAACGGGCAAGAAATAGCACCCAATACAGGATTCATTCCTGTGTGGTCTTTTTCCCCGAACACAACGAAAACTTCTTTTCCGTTGATGTCCCATTCCTTGCAGAACTTCACGGCACCGTCAGTCCCTTTAACAATCCGCCTGGTCTGAGTTTTCCGGCCGCTCAGCAGTGCGCGAACCATCTCACCGTTAAAAATCATTCCGCGCTCAGTCATTCCAGGCCTCCAGTTCGTTCTCGATCTCTTCGTCTATTTCGTCGTTGGTAGCGTCTTCGTCCAGATAGTCACGCGCCTCTTTCAGGTACTGTTCATGGCGCTCCCGATACCAGGCCGAAAATTCTGGCGTCCAACCTTGCAGGGATCCGTCATAGTCAACCTTGGCGTTACGTTCAGCCATGCTCTCGACCATGCTGTAAGCGGTGGTGAGCGCCGCTTCGCGGATATACCCGCGCAGGTCACGCTTGCGCCAGTAAGGGTTAACTTTTGAATCGCAGAAAGGTTTGAATTCCACTTCCCAGCGACGAATGCAGCGCGCGTTTAATGACTTGCTCATGATTCCACTCCATACCGCCCATTCATGCGGCCAATAACACTGACAAATTTCACCAGGCTGACACCCATCGGCTTTACCTTCTCGTAATGCTTGCGAAGGATGGGGGGGGCATACAGCGTTCCACTTCGGTTTAGGCTTTACGCTCATCGCTTTGGTTATCTCTTCTGCGCAGCGACGAGCCTGGGCGCGGAGAGCGTTTTCTTTTTCTTCAGGCGTCATGCTGCCTCCAGATTCCCGATCCGCTTTAACTCAGCCAGCGATACAGACGTGATGATGTGTCGCGGGGTGATGTACGGACGCCAGATAAACAGAAGCGAGCCTTTGGGGTTGCTCTGGCGCTTTCCTGTAACGGATGCCGGAACAAACTGAACACGGCCGCCGGTTATGAGTCTGAGTTCATCAGCTGATTGCATGGCTGAAATAAACCAGCCAGTAGAGATGTCAGCAGGTAACAGCATCACTACGGCCTGAGACTGCGCCCGGGATTGCTCAGCAGCCTTTTCCACCCACGGGCCGATATCGGAATAGGGCGGGTTACACCAGATCGCCCCGTATGACGTCCATTAGCTGTTCAGCGAGTCATCCAGCTCAGTGAGATAGTGAGCGCATAGCGCATTACTCTCAGAGGCTGCAGCATCCAGCCAGAAGCCAAACTCGCGGTCGAGCGCGTTGAAAATTTCAATCGGTGTTTGCCAGTAGTCACGTTCATTTTTTGGAGTTTTCGAACCGCCGAAATCGGTCATTGCGCACCTCTTTTCGTGTCCAGCTCTTCAGCCAGCCTCTGAGCCTTTAAAGGGTTTCTTACCACTTCACCAGATGGCATTAGCCAGCCACGATGAAGGACGGAGTACATGCACTTCACTTTCCCTACGGTTATGGCGTCGCGGTAATGTTTCATTTCCACTGCTCCCCGAAGGTGAAACCGATCTCCGACAGCGATTCATCCATCTTGCTGATGAACTCCGGCACCATTTCGTTGAAGTCGGACATGTATTTGTCGTCGCGCTCAACAACCACGTGGTGAATGCCTTCTCGCTTCATGCGAGGGTCATAATTCGCGAAATACCAGGCATCCTTCCCGGTTACCCACATGCTGAATTGCACCTGGGCCATGTAGGCGGATTTGATAGCCTCGAAGCCGCCAAGCCGAAATTTCATGAAGTCGCGAGAGGTGAAAGGGCACTTCAGCTCAAGGCCTCGGCCATCACTGCACAGGCCGTCTGGTGAGCAGGCGGTGCGCATACCTTCGTCACGGAAAAGGATCGGTGACTCCGTTACCTTCACGTCGGTGGTGAACTCAAACAGGGTGCGAGCGTCGGCCTCATACTGTTTCCCCCAGGCCAGCGCCTTGGCGTTAACTTCCGGCGCCGCGCCGGTGCAAACCTCTGCGAGCAGCGTGTGGAAATAAGACATTTTCATGTCAGTCCACTTGGTGCCTGATCTCGGCTTCGAAATGACGTTATGGACTTCCGAGGCGGTTATGACGCCAAGGCGCAAGCGGTGCCAGGCTTCATCACCCTGTTCAACGCGGGTAACGTCAATGCCAGTGCGTGCAAGGATAATGTCTGGTGTCATGCTGCCACCTGTGCTTTTTTCTGGAGGAAGCTAAAGCCTTTCTGCGCTTCTTCTTCGGTGAGCTGTGATGCCTGGAAAATGTCACGCTTGAAGATGTTGCTGCACAGAGGCAGGAAGTCCTGCTCCCAGTCCTTATTCAGGGACGTCAGGAGGTCGGTAATTGCCTGCAGCGTTTCCTCACTGGCCACCAGGGAAAGCGCCTCTGTCGTGCTGCGCGGCGTCACGTCACGCGCATCAACTTCCAGTGTTTTACCTTCCATCTCTTCGGCAGTGGGCTGCTGTCCAATTTCGGGCCACGCCTTGCGCAGAGCCTGAGCCTCGGCACACTTCGCCAACTGGCCGTAAGGGCGCTTTTTCCACATTGCGTTTGGCGCGGTAGTGTCGCGTCCGGCGGTTGCGTAGTTCTCAACCCAGTATTCTTTCGCGCTGAATTCGACGATCTCCCCGCTGGGCATGCGCTTGCTGACCGTGTACTTGCACCATTGAGGCACGGTCACTTCAATACCGGTAAGCGTCAGAGTGACGTCCGGGCCGAACTCTGGTTCTTTTGCGCCAGCGTAAGAACCGGAGCGATCGGCCTGAATCCGATAAAGCCCGATGCCAGGCATAACCACATCGCGCCACTCGCTTTTACCCGACTTCGAGTCCTTAACGCTCATTGGCACCAGATGAACGGGCTTAAGAAGCGGATCGAGGTTTCTGGCCCGGCAGTAGTCCAGCGCCATCATTACTGATTCGTCTTTGGCGCCAGGGTAAATACTGTTTTTGAGGGCGCTCCAGGTGGCGCCGTCAATGCCTCTCTCAGCAAGAGAGCCGGCTGTAATCACAAGTTCGTTAGCCATTGTTATTCCCCAAAGTTAAAACGGGCAGCCGGTGCGGTGATCCCAGTCGTATTCCGCCTGGGCGTAAGCTACTGCCGAGATGAGATCGTTATATGCCTCGCCAGCTGCATCGCTGCGGAGGCCTTCGTATGGGCTTTTGTCCATCGGCACAGAGAAGCGGAACAGGCCTGACGGCTCTTTCGGCAGGGCGTCGATAATTTCCTGCGCCCGATCGTCAATCCACTTTTGCTTCTCTTCGGTGAGCGTTTGCTCGGCCCACTTACGCTCTTCGATCACGTCATATGCGCGGTATGCGTTCATAACCACCTCAGTAACTGATACCGGTATGGGGAATGCGGCCGTCTTTAACCGCTGTAAGCACCTCGATAGCCTGATCCCGAGTAAGGCTGGTATTGGCCAGAAGAGCTTTGACGATTTCAGTGCCTACAGCCTTGCGGTGCTTAACGTCGGCTTCGCGGCGCGCCTGCTCATCTGCTTTACGCTTCTCCTCAGCCAGGCGGGCCTGTTCGCGTTGCTCTGCCTCGCGGCGGATGCGATCTGCTTCTTCCTGTGCTTTGCGGCGCTCTGCTTCGATAGCAGTCTGCTTTTCACGCTCCGCACGCTCAGCTGCTTCTCGCTGTTCACGTTCTGCTCGCTCTTTGGCCAAAATCGCTTCGCGCTCTCTGGCGGCTGCGGCGTCAATTTCACGCTGCGCCTGTTCCGCTGCTTCACGCTTCGCTTTCTCTTCTGCCAGGCGCTTAATCTCTTCTTCGCGGGCAATGCGCTGGCGTTCGGCTTCTGCTTTCTTCTCAGCCTGCTCACGGTCGAAAGCGTCATTCATCAGCAGGGCCATTTCGTGGTCAGACTCAATACGAGCAGCCCGCTGCCGATCGAACTCTTCATTCATGTCCAGTGCTTCGACGTGAAGGGCATTCATGGCTTCTTCGGCCTTAATGCGTTCCTGTTCGGCTTCCCATTCGGTCAGCGGGCGACGCACTTCATCTTTCAGCGCATCAAGACGCTCACGAACAACGCGACGGCTTTCGTCGATCTGCTTTGGCAGAGCCTTCAGCTCAGCGACCAGGTCTTTACCTGCGTTGTCGATGTAGGTTTTAGAGCGCGCGACCTTGTGAGCCATGGATGCGATAGCGTCACGGCCTTTTTTGGTGGTCACGTCCGGCACCAGGCTGCGAGCCTCTTTTTCGATCGCTTCGATAAGCGGGTCGAGCTGGTCGTTATTGGTGAAAACCGCCATCGCGTTCTTTTTCTCGATGACGACTAAATCCATTATTTCGCTCATGGTTTCCCCTGAAATTTGGTTGTAAGAATCCCGGCACCGTAATAGCTGCCTGATAGCTCAGTTAAATTCGTGCGCTGATATGCGCGGTTAATGCGTCCCGGCTGGAACCAGGTTCGGCTCAATGCTGCGTGAAGCGTATGGCCGGCGGATGTGGCGCAGATTACCCTGCGGCTCATGCCAGTAGCTGCCGTCGCGATAGTCGAAGCTGACCAGCCAGGCTGCGCCAGTACGGCGATTACGCATCATCACGGCGCGTCCGCTGTTAGGAATTGAGTTAGCCATTGAACACCCCCGTAACGTGCAGGATTTTGATAATCAACGCTGTCCAGATAACGCCGCAGATCAGCAGGCAGTAAATCAGTGAACGAATGCCTTGTTTGCTCATTTGCCACCCCAGCACGGATAGCTAACTGCGATAACAGCAACCAAAAACGGAACGACCTTAAACCAAAAATTACGCCATGCAGGCTTGTCTTGTTCGCGGATCATCTCTTCACCTTTGCCTTAAAGCCGGCCAGCTGAGCGTTGTTGCGATTACCCGGCGTTGCCGGTGTTGTTTGGATGAGATGATAATGTACTAATGGTTCATCATTGTAAAGTACCAAAAGTACATTTTTGATTTATGGATAGTTCAGATTAAGGTAACCTAATGAACTTTAAGTATATTTATTTTATGGTCTGTTTGGTTAAGAGAATGGAAATGGTGTTGGCACTGGATGTGTTGATGCTGAGGGAAGGGTAGGGCCGGTAGTCAACAGCTTGCCAGCAGTGATGCCGTTAACCATGGGGATCGGGGCGATGTTCAAATAGTGGGCAAATGAAGATAAAAAGTAGATATTTTCTAAATAATCAATTGCTTGTGTTGGTGGTCGGGTGCTGTCCGATATGGATCGGAAGGCAGTAAAAACCCGGCGCGGGGGCCGCGCCGGGTCTGGATGAATTTCTAATAGCTGCTGATATGTTAAGCTGCCAGTGGAATAGCTCGCAGACTTTCATCCAACTGGGCATTCAGTCGGCGAACGTTATTCAGGCATGCTTCCATTTCGTTCAGCAGTGCGAATACGGTCTCAAAGTCGTAACGGTTTTCCATCGTGTGCTCCTCGTTTGTTATACGTATGGCTTCTCATCCAAAGCAGCTATGGCGGCGCACAACCCTTCAGGATTGTCAGCTACAATGGCTTGAGCCAAGTCATCTGCGAGCTCGATGTACGCGTCAAGCTCAGCTAGTTCATCTTTCCTATCAATTTTTAACAACTCAGCGACTTTTTCGGATAGGGCGCGATAAAGTCTTAACTGTGAAACAACCTCTTCGAATGTAGGGTTGTTCAACTGTAGCTCAGGAATTGGCAATAATTTGGCCTTGCTGAGCATAGAACTGATTTCACCGATGATTGCATAAGTAAGAGAGTTAAACCGCGCTACTGCTCTTTTATGCAAAACTTCAACGGATTCATCTCCAGGGTTTCGGGTCACTAACTATACTCCTTATATAGGATCCCTCAAAGAGGTTTTCAACTAGAGTTGCTCAAAAAAGGAACAATCTGACCGGATCTTACAAAAATATGTTGACACGTAATTAAGCATATACGGCTTTAAACTCATCATACACTAAGCATCAACCTTTGAAAGATAGTGGTCATAAAAATTACTTAATCGCTTCGATAGGCTGATGGCTACCCATGCTTCCTGTACGTCTGCGGCATGCTGCCGATCACCTTGCCGAACACGAACACCCGGTTCATCTCGTCTTTCTCGATCGGGTCCCAGGCTGCATAGCTTTTGTTATCTGAGATAACCAGCAGCTTATCCTTCATCTTCTGAAGGCGCTTAACGTGTGCAGTATCGTCGTACAGGAAGGCGTAAATTCCATCACCGTCAAACTTCGTTACACTGATATCGACGAACAGCAGATCACCTGGCTCGATCGTGCCAGACATACTATCGCCACGGACGTTTATGATCCTGATGTTCTCCGCTTTACGCCCATCGAACATGTGATTCGCATCGGCTGGCGCATACTCAACAGAGCGGAGGATTTCAACGAACTCTTGGTTTACCACTCCAGGTCCTGCGCTGACGGCGATATCCAAGAGGTCAACCCTAAAGACGTCTTTCCGATTAGTTGCCGCCCCAGGCTCAATACCGTCCTCATCCGCATCGCCAAGTAGGTACGATGCAGACGTGCCTATGTGGGAAGCTAAAGCCTGGAGTGTCCCCCGCCTTGGTATTGACTCCCCGTTAAACCATTTGCTCACGGCCTTCGGTGTCAACTTCATCCTCTTGGCGATCTCAGCCTGGCGACCATGTGGCATCAATCCAGCTTTATCGCAGGCCAGCGCTAGCCTCAGAGAAAATTCTTTTCGCGCTCTTTCTTCGTGAACCATGTGTTCAATCATAATATCACTTGCGTGAACTATCAGTTCCGACTTAATATGTACTTACAGTTCATTATTGAGGGTTAAACATGGCACCTAACAGTCTTGGCGAAATCATCAAAAAGATTCGCGTTCCTGTTGTAGCTAAAGCCTGTGGTTGCTCTCCGCGCGCAATTTACAAGTGGATTGCCAACGGAAGTCTGCCGAGAACGGACTACACCGACGAGACCAATTACGCAGAAAAAATCGCTCTCGCTTCTGGCGGCCAGTTTACTGCTGCGCAGATCCGGGAAGTCAGCAAGCCTAAAGCCGCCTGACTGGCGGCAATTCCAAACAACACCAGAGGAAGTATCACAAATGGAGAGTTCAACGGCACGCAACAAAACAGAGGCTCTCAGAATAGAGAGCTGGTTGCACAACCGGATAGCCGAGATCGGCACTACAACCATCGCAAACGTGGCCGGAGTGAATAAGTCGACAGTGAGTCGCTGGCGGGAAAGCCTGCTGCCGAACATGTCGCTGCTGCTGGCCATCCTGATTTCTAACAGGCCGGGAGAGAAAGGTGACTTTGAAGCATGAGTAGGAACAGAAAGGCGAAAGCCGCAGTGCGCGAACACTAACGGCTTTCAGGTGCAAAAACGAAGAGGTGATTGCGAGGTAATTATGCCTGGTAAATCTGTAAGAGTAAACAATCCGGAGGTAGCACGTGAGCATGTCACTTATGGCGAAAGCAATGGGGGTCAAAGTGGGAAACTCACTGCGTAAGCTCGTTCTTATCAAGCTGGCCGACAATGCCAACGACAAGGGCGAATGCTGGCCTTCGTATCAACATATTGCCGACCAGTGCGAATGCAGCAAATCCGCTGTTCGCAATCATATTGATGCGCTTGAGGATATGGGGCTTCTCAAGCGTGAAAATCGCGTTGGGGTTAACAACGGGAAGGGTAATACATCCAACGTGTATTATCTGAACCTTGATGCTACCCCTATGCCATCAAAAAGCACAGGGATATGCCATGAAATAGCACCCCCTATGCCATCTGATGGCACACCCCCTATGCCACCAGATGGCACCAGAACCAGTCACTCTTTTGAACCAGTCACTGAACCAGACTCTCTCTCTGCGCGAGGGCAGTTTATCAGCGAGGCTGCAAAGCGACGGATCGGGATTTCACCCAACGGGGAAATACCTTTCCCTCCTGCCTTCAAGCCATCGGCAGATCACATTGCGATTGCCTCGGAGAAAGGGATCAGCATTGAAACCGAGTTGCTGAACTTTCGTGATTATCACCAGGCCCGCGGCACAAAGCTGATCGACTGGAACTCGGCATTCCGGGTGTGGCTCAGGAACGCGAGAGTTAATCCGCTTTCCGGTCGCCAGAGAAGCGAACCTGATTCCCCACACTGGAACAGCCCTGAAGGCTGGAAGGACTTCATATGACCGCTCAGCTTATGACCGCGATCAGCAATCGCGATGGTGATGCGCTGGCCAGAATGGCCGCAGGTAGCACGGAGCCGCAGAGGCTTCTGGATTTCGAAGCTGAAAGGCTGGTTGACTCCCTGTTCCGTCAGCTGAAGCAGATCTTCCCTGCGTCAACGCAGACCAATCTTCGCACCGACGCCGAAGAGAAGACAGCGAAGCGCCAGTGGATTGCAGCTTTTGCCGAAAACGGGATCCGCACCCGCGAGCAGTTATCCGCCGGCGTGCGACATGCGAGAGCCAGTGAATCGCCGTTCTGGCCATCGCCGGGCCAGTTCATCAAGTGGTGCAAGGACAGCGGCACCGTGCTCGGCGTGACTCTTGTCGACGTGATGGACGAGTTCCATCGCTACAGCCGTGAAAAAGGGCTGCATACCGGCGGTGCTGAGCGCTTCCCATGGTCTCACCCTGTCATGTACTGGGTTGTTACCGATACCCGGCGAGCAATGTACCAGCGCCAGCTCAGCGAGGCAGAAACCGAGAAATATGCCGCTAAAAAGCTGGAAGACTGGGCGCTGAAAGTCGCCGCCGGAGAACAAATACCGTCGCCGGTACTGGCCCTTGAGAATAACCAGGAAGCCATTCCGACAAACCATGTCAGCCGGCAGCAGGGGTTTCACCCTGAAGGCAAAAGCTTCGGATGCATGCCAAATGCGGCATCGCTCGGTGCGTTAACTCCGGCTCAGTGGCTGTGGGATGAATACCTGCGCGGGAAAGAGAGAGGGCTTATCTGATGAAAAAGAACTCGGGCAAACAAGCCGTAATCAATTACGTCGGCCAGCATCCTGGCTGCAGCTTTCAGGACATCCGCCGCGGTACCGGCCTTGACTCTTCAGTGGTCAACTCCTCCCTGTGGCAGATGAACAAAGACGGCCAGGTACAGCGTGCGGGTGAGTGCAGGAGCTACCGCTACACCCTGATCGACACAACAGCTGTCACCGAAAGCGATCCATCGGTTCAGTATCGCCAGCGTCCTGGCGGCGTAAACCCAATGACCAACCTTTTTAACCAGTGCCTGGCGGGAGTAAGAAAATGACTATCACATTACAGGCAGTAAACGAGCTCATTCAGTCGCTGGAGTCGGCAGGCGAGCTGTCGATCAGAGAGCAGAAGTTCCTGAAGCTGGCGAAAGCGTTTAAGCAGATGGCGGCGGAGAATGTGTACTTGATACCTAAAGCCGCTAGCGAACTGTCAAATGCCTGGGTGCTTCATAAGTACCTAATCGGCATTCAAGCGGCGATTATGTATCTGGATAATGGAAACAAGAAGGCCGCGCAGGAATGGCTGTATGGAACTATTGCTGGTCCGGGATTTGAGTTCCCTGACGAGGTTGACGATATCGACGCATGGGCAACTCATCAGATGCGCGGCAGCATAAGCCATTCGCGCGCACTTGAAATAATCAAGGAAGAAACTCCCGCCACCGATCGCATCGTAGCCGGTATTAAGGCTGATGGGGTGGAGGAGTTCATTGGTCGCCTGCAGCAGCATGTCGATGATGGTGATTTTGTAGGCGATGAAGTTGCCGTAATTGTTGGCGCTATCGACTGCGGCAAGGAATTTTGCGAGCAACTGCGCGAGGGGGCCAAATGAGCCACGCTATCGATGCACATCTCACTGACGAAGTAATCAACGCCGCATTCGAAAACACTAATTTCGGGAGAGACGACTTTCGCACCATCCTGGCGGAAACCGTTATGAAGCGAGCCGCCGGTTATCACTCTGGCTGGACGGCGACGACCATTTGCACTCGCCTCAAACTGCTGGGTAAACAGGAGCGTCCAACAAAGCTCGGTCTGACGTTCGCCTTTCACCACTACTACCGCCAGAGCGTCCGCGATGCGCTGATGCCAAAACAGGAGCGAGCCGCATGACAACTGATATCACCGAACTGGCGCAGCGCAACGAACTGCTGATTGCAAACGGGCAGCAGACAGCCGACCTGCTACGCCACCTGGCAGATAACGAAATTGATTCTGACTATTTTGCCGTTGTGTCGGAGTGCGAAAGCTACGGGAAAGAAACTGACGCTGAGTTATCGATCACGGAGTTTGCTCTCCGTGCTGCTGGCTACGTTGACGCGCTGGTAGAGGCGCTGGAGAAGGCGCAGCAGCGGATTACTCAGCTAGAGTCCCGCAGCGTGAAGCTGCCAGAGCCATTCAAGTTGGCTAAATCATCGAGCGGATTAACGTACTACTACGCTGACGAGGTCGATGCTGCGCTTTCCGTCGCTGGCATCAATGTGGAGGCTGAGTGATGTCTATCACTGAAGGATTTTGCGCCGATTTGTATTGCGACTGTGATGGTTGTCAGTCAGGGGAAATCTACCCTCTGGCTCGGGTTGAACTCACTGGCCGGAATATGACTGACATTTCTCAGCAGGCGCGCAAAGCTGGCTGGCGCATCAGCAAAGACCGTCAGCGCTGCTATGCGCCGGGCCACAAAATTTCACGGGGAGCCAACCAATGACCAAATCAACCATAACCAGAGAGCAGTTAATTAAAAAGGCGCAGGAGCAAATTGAGTTTTGCCGTCACACAAAGATAACGGGTGAAGGCCGCGCCCATGTAAACCAATGTGCGGCGTTGTTTGAAATCGCGCTGGCCGCAATGAACGGCGAGCCGGTTACGTGGGGTAACGGATGCGATAAAACCGTGCCGGCCGCACTAAGATACTTGGCTGAAAATGAGCGACCATTTGGTGGTGAATCGAGATTTAACGCCGCACATCTATACCAGTTGGCACGAGAAATCGAGTTAATGGCTGAAGCTCCGCTCTATCGCCACGCGCAGCCAGCGCCGGTAGTGCCAGCCGTATCGGATGATATCGGTGAAATCCGCGTCGGTCGCCTGCCTACAATGAATCAGGATGATTACCCCGGTCTGGGTGATTGGTGGGTTCAACTTCGCATTGGTAAGGATTCTGACGAGGTATTGGCGCGTGTTTATGGTGCTACGCCACAGGAGGCGAACAACCGGGCTGAAGCATTAGCCTGCCGAGCCGCCATACTGCAGGCTGAACCTGTTTGCACCTGCCCCAGCGGCGATGGTTCGCTGCGCTGGCCATGTCCGGTGCATCCTAGCAGCTCTCCGGTAATTCCGGATGGTTACGTGATGGTGCCGAAGGAACCGACAAAAGAGATGATTGATGCCGGGTGGCTGCACTACATGGGCACCAAGAACCCTTCATCAAAAGGCACATACAAAGCCATGCTCGCAGCCGCCCAGCAGGAGGGAAAATGACTATAGCCATCGATCGACTTAAAGAAGTGACAAGGGACTTTGGCCGCAGGCACATCGCCTACCAGATGGCCAGAGAACTGCTGGAGATTTATAGCGGTAACGGCCCGATAGTCTGGAATGTGTTAAGCGATTTCCCTCCTGAAGTTAACGGTAAATATCTGGTGATGACCAGCTATGGTGATATTCGAACCGCCTGCTATGACTGCGAATCAGGGGAATGGAGGGCTTCAGATGGCACCATTTCCGGAGTTATCAAGTGGATGCATTTTTCAGCCACACCAAGGGAGGTGAAAGGTGAATAAGGTCGAACTGCTTGAGAAGATATCGGCGCTCGCTACTGAATGCCACGCGCTGGCCTGTGATCTTGATATTGGTGATGAGCGAACCGAAATGTTCGAAATCTACGGCGTGCTGCACAACCTCGGTCGCCGCGGCTACGCCAGTCAGGTGGGGCGGCGAATGAATCCGCTGCTCGCTTCCTGCGATGATGACGAGGATGAGGAAGATGACGATTGGGATGAGGATGAAGACTGATGCCTAAATCCCCCGCAGAACGCAAAGCCGCGCACCCAGCCAGTTGATGCTATATAATCCCCTCCACAGCAGAGGGGATTTTTATGTCAAAGTGGAATATCGCAGCCAAATCGAAAGACGAGCAGGACAAGGTCAACGTAGACCTCGCAGCGTCCGGCGTCGCGTACAAAGAGCGACTGAACATGCCGGTTGTTGCTGAAGTGGTAGCCAGAGAGCAGCCTGAACACCTGCGCGAGTATTTCATGGAGCGCGTGCGCTATTACAGGGAAAGAAGCGTTGAGCTACCTAAAGCAACTGACCCGCGCTACATTGAGATGGCAGAGCAGAACGCCAAGAAATAGCGATTTTCTCGTATATGCTCATTTTGCATTTATCCCCGGGAAGGGCGATAATTACCTCGTCAGCCTGAGCAACTGACACGATTATCCGGCGCCAAGTGGGGACACATGGCGCAAACACTGCAATTTGAGAAGAGTTATCAAAACGTACTGATTCCCGCAGAGCCGGGAACCAGCGAATACCTGCAACTTATCCCAGTAGGGCAACTGCTTTGCGGTGAGTTCCGCAAGCCCCGGAATTACGCATTCCACAAGAAGTTCTTCAAGCTTCTGACTCTCGGGTATCACTACTGGACGCCTTCCGGTGGACTCATTGAGCCCGCAGAGCGCACCCTCATATCCGGGTTTATCGACTTCCTCTCATCCGACTTCGATCAGCGCGCTGCGCTCCAGAACGCCGCGGAGATGTATCTCTCCTCTGTCGGTATTTCTCGTTCCCGCGATATGGCGCTGCTGAAACACTTCGAATCCTTCCGCGAGTGGGCAACCATTCAGGCTGGCTTTTGTGACGAATACCAGATGCCTGACGGCAGCCGGCGTCGTGTCGCAAAGTCGATCTCCTTCGCCAGCATGGACGATAGCCAGTTTAACGGCGTCTACAAATCAGTGCTGAATGTGCTCTGGAACTACATTCTGCGTCGCAAGTTCCACTCGCCGGCTGAGGCTGAAAACGCCGCCAGTCAGCTGCTGAGCTTTGCGGGGTGATGGCTATGCAATGTCTTCTCGCCAAAGTAATGGAGCGCGGCATCTTCCGCGTACCGGCGCGCCGCAAGCGCAAGGTCGAAGTTAAGCCTTCCGACATTCCCACCTTTCACTATACGGCTCACCTGGCAGATGTCCGCTGGCTGCGCCGCGCTGCCAGAAGGAAAATTGCATGAGCCTCTACCGAAGCATTAATGGTGCTATCTGGCGCAACATCTGGGTTGTTGGCGATCTTCATGGGTGCCATACGCTGCTGATGAACGAGCTGGAGAGGGTCAGTTTTGACCCATTGTGTGACCTGCTGATTTCAGTAGGTGACCTTATCGATCGCGGGGCGGAAAACGTCGAATGCCTTGAGCTAATCACAATGCCCTGGTTCATGGCCGTTCGCGGAAACCATGAGCAGATGATGCTCGACGGACTATCTTCCTCCGGGAATGTGTATCACTGGCTTGCTAACGGTGGTGGATGGTTCTTTAACCTTGACTACGACAAAGAGCGCCTGGCTATCGCGTTGACGCATTTGGTTGCTGGTTTGCCACTCATCATCGAGGTAATGACCGAGGGTAAGAAGGTGGTGGTCTGCCATGCTGATTACCCTCATGACGAATATGTGTATGACAG